TCAATGACGACGGGTATATCTATAAACAGGCGTCTTTCCTTGCTCCACTGATACATTTACATATTTATTGTTTTCTAACTGACAAGTAAATTCGGCCGCATTAGCGTTTCCAAAAATTACCCCAAAGAAAATTATCGCAGCAATAATCTCTTTCATTTCATTACCTCAAAATATATTAACTATTCCAGTATATTCTATGGAAATGTGAAAGGCATGATTAAACGTATTTTTACGTACTAAATGCTGCATATTTTACGAACATTTTTAAATAAGAATTTATCAAGCACCCCTTTTCGGATGCTTTGCAGAATTTTGTGAAATGGTCATTGATCCAGTGACCAATGCAAATATCAGTGAGTTAGTGTAATCAGACAATTTTTTGGCCGATTGGAGCTGAACCAAAGTGACGGCCTCGCTAATTTCAGATAGTTAGCTGAATTAACCGAGGCCACCAAACTGAGGGCCTCGATAATATCAATCGCTTATCGTGTCAGAGGGTAGCTGAGCTATTAATCCTCATCGAAAAGTAATTTTGGCTGCGTCAAAGATAAAATTTGTTCATATTCCAATTCCAGCAACTTTTTCTCTTTCTTTCTATCGTTCATCAATCGGCTACCCATTCGAGCTTTGATTTCGGATTTCGCAACTTTCAGAGCATGACGATGTTGCGCCTCTTCGCCTAGGTCTTTCCATCTGTCAATTTGCTCCGCCATCCAATTGAAGGCCTGAATGTAGTTAACCTTGATTAGCATCGCTGCTTTACCAGTAAAGCCCATTACAACCAATATGTAACCATCTTTTGTTAGATTGAACATCGGTTGTACATCGCCATTTTTATCAATGAAATCAGCCTCCTCAAAATTGAGGGCGGCAAAATTATCAGGACACTCATCTCTAACTTGGCGAATCTTTCTTAAAACGTTGTCATGACGCTTGCCAAAATATGAGGCTATTTTGAGACTGGTTGTCACTACCTTATCTTGTACGGCTGTTACCATCTCTTGAAAATCGAATGGAGGGATAACGGTTACTTCTTTCATGGGTTAGTTCCTTTTAGAGATAAACCTTGCGCTCAGGAATAACCAGCCCAAAGAGGGTTAACCAGACCACTGCCGGTATTCCTCAAGGCTTATCCTGAAAGGTTCTTTGGTATTTATGCGTCGAGCGGGACGCGGTGAAATGCAGATACAAAAATGCCACCCGTGTTAACTGATGGCATGGGGGATTCCTTTAACCACTCAAGGGAATGGGTAAAGAAATATTGGCTTTAGTTTCAGAGAGTAACTAATTGTTCAGTATTATTCGCTTGTTGTTGGGTGGAGATGGGTTTATTAGATTTACTCGTCTTTGTGATAATAACGTTGTAAAAGATGTGGAGAATGATTATGAAAAAATATCTTCTTCTTTGCCTAGTAGCAGGCACGACTCTTTTAGCTTCAATGCAGACTTATGCTAATTTCTGCTTACCTCTTGCTCTATCACCCATATTATATGCAGAGTGTACAGCTGCCTGTCTTTTGTTAAATTCGGATAACACGACTCAATACTGTTTATAATAACAATCAAGCAGGAGACAGGATGGCTCCTGCAACCCCAGTATCACTTACTCTGAGGTTCTCCAATAAACTGAACGGCCTCTGGAGACTGTTTCTTGTCCTGCCAGTGATCTTCTATCGCTTCACTCATGCGTCGCATCCAGTCCGCGAGTCTTAACGCCGCTTCTTTCTCTGACTCCAGTCTCGGAAAGTTTTCAAATTCCATTTTTGCAGTGTATTCACCGAATTGGTCTTTGTTAATGAGGAGTGTTTGGTCAAGAATTGTTTCTAAATTGTCATGCAATACATAGTATTTACTGAGCTGCGTTCGCTCGGTTCTGTCTTTCTCAAAGTAGACCAGATCAACTTCTGTTCTCATTTCTTCACCTCATAACATTCAGTATTAACGTAATCCTGCAAATATCTTAATTTTGCGAGGTCGTTGATGATGTCTTCTCGGATATCGAGAACAGTTGATCCAGTTTCTCCAGAGAGTTCGACGGTGGTTGCATCGACCATGCTGCGGGAGGAAGTGGTTTCAGGCACGGGACAGATGGCTTTGATGCGCAACTTGCGACGGCCAGCGGCAACATCAGCCCTAAGAGTATCAATTTCAGATTTGGCATTGTCGAGTTCCTGAGTGTGCTTGGTGTCCATCTCATGCAGCATATCAATGTGCGTGTTCTGGTAGTTTAGGGTGTCGGTCAGTTGCTGGATTTCAGTTGCCTGACGCCCATTAGCCTCTTTCTGTTTCTCATACTCAGTACTGTAATGGTAGCTTCCGAATGAGGTTATGCCTGTAGTAACAAACAGAACAATGATCGTGTAGTGGGTCAGTGTGAGTTTCATGACAAAAACATCTGTTGTTCAGATGCCCTACGCCGAGTCAGGCCGTTCATCACCTTACCAGCCGCCTTATTCCATCGGGGAAATTCTGCCGCTGCGCCTGCATAATCACCGGCATTGATTTTCTTTAGCAAAGTAGAACCGGAGAAATTGCCGGTACCACAATTGAAGATAAAGGAGCACAAGGCATCAAACTGACCTTGAGTCAGTGGCACCTTAACCAATCGCTCCAGTGTGGCGTAAGCGGGTATGAGGTCATCATGCAAGAAAGCTTCGGCCTGCTGCTCTGTGATTACTTGACCGGGCTTCACATCTTTCGTATGGCCATAACCAATCGTCCACGGGATGCCACCTGTTGCCGGGTCAGGGTAGGCTTTCAGTTTCAGGCCTTCCCATTGCTGAATGAATTCCAGTCCTTTATTGCTGATTTTCATCAGAGGATACCCCCGCTCTTTTCTCTGCCGCCTTACGCAGCAATTGACCGATGAAGTCTGTACCGAGATAGCCAATCACCACACTGCCGATGTAGGCCAGGTCAGGATTCAGACCCATGAAATTTAATACGTCACGAATGAACCACGCGAACATGGCACACATAAAGGCGTCGATTGAAACCTTTACCCAGCCGCCACCGTTATAGCGACCGCGAAAAAATGCCATCGTTCCGGCAAGAGTTGCCCAGATGCCTTGCTCTCTTACCGATATGAGCCACTCTCCGAGGTGTACCCATACATCAGGATTCTCTTTCATCTTCATATTCCACCCCATTTGAACAATGGGCGTCCGTGGGGTGAGCTATGGTCGCCCCTGTGAGTTGAGTTAATAGGAGATGCCGCCCCGAACTGGCGACGGCAGATACGCAATGCGTAACATTTAGCAGGTATTACCCTGCATGGTTTTTTTGAGTTAAATTGTGATCCTGCCAATTTATGAGAGTTTGCTGTCGGCTGGAATAGGTAACCCAGCAACCCACCCAACACTTACACGGCAGTTGGCAGCCTAAAAGAAAAAAGGCCACCTAAGCGACCTTCGATAATTTGGTGGAACCTCTCGGAATCGAACCGAGTCCTGATGCTCTTCAGGCATCCGCGCGAACCCTCTACGCCAAAGTTCCAGATACAGGAAAGGCCACACCGAAGTGCAGCCTTGGATTTGAACTAGTCGGTCTCACCGACAGGTTGAGTTATCCATGGGGATCAAGGTGCTGCTCATGTCACCAGAAATCACATTTAACACATTGATTTAACAGTGATATAAGGTGTTGTCCGACCCCGATCAATTATCCGGTATTGATAAATTAATCATCGAGGATTAAATTAGTGAGGTTAATTTTTAATCACTGAGGTTTATCATGAACACGAACGCATACACCCTGATTGGACGCGCTATCTGTCAGTTATTGGATGACAATACGCCGATTTATAAAACGACTATCGGTGAGGCGATGTCGGATATTTTTAACGCCGAATATCGCGGCGTCTATGATGAACACTGCGAGGCATTCAACGATGCGCTGAAATTACTGATGAATAAAAATGAAAATTGACTACGAGTAGATATGAAAAAGCCCCACTTGATTTAGTGAGGCTTAACTGCTTTTCGGTTTTACTGCCCGAGCATAACATAAAACATATAGTTTTTAGGCGCGTTTGTCAAATATTTTTCTCCTTATTTATTATTTTATAGAATTAATTACTATTTCTTTCTGACATAATGGAATAAATCATATCCTCAGCAGCCTTGTTAGCCCACCTGATACGCCTTTTGGCAGAATCAATATCAATACCCGTCTTATGAGAAAGCGCTTCTAAAATGTTTTGCGAGCTTTTGCACTTCTTGTATCGTTTAATAACTACATCGCGAATTGGATTATCAATAGTGAATATTTCGGTCATGCATTTCTCAACAAACTCGGCGTCATCTTTTTCTTTGGCGAGGCGAAGTGCACCGAGTGTTGACTGATGAGGCATAATGACTTCTTTCACTTTTTCCAGTAATTCTTTTCCGGTGTAGCCTAACTTCGCATAATTGATCATAACCAGTTTAATTGCGGTAGTCGTTCCATCATCCCACGTATCCCTCACCATCAGGCGGCCAATGACATTGATATTCCCACCATCCGGCAAATCATCCCCCTGATTATCAGCCCCCCATAGCATCAGCATGTATCGTACCCATGTGCGATCAGATGGCGTAATTTTTCCCACTCCTTTGCACCATTTCTGACGGAGTTGATTTTCAGACCGAAAATAGGCCAAATCCGTAAAATCTCCCTTTTTCATCTCACCTCCGGCAATACTGTGTGTTGTTGTTTTACCCTGTTGACTAATCGCCGTATCGCCCCACGCGTAACATCAAATTTATTGGCCACGCTCCGCTGTGACAGACCAGAGGCCAGTAAGCCGATGATGAGCGGGGTATCAGACAGCTCTAATTTAACTAGTGGGTGAGGTTTTACGCCGTAACGCTCAAATCGCAGATCATCCAGTGTTGACCATGTAGGGCGTTTGCAGTCTGTCAGCCTAGTGACATAGAGATGATTACTACGTTGCCGAACCGCAAAATGCTTCCTCTCATCCCGTCGCCGTCTTCTGGCATAGGAAATTGCCTCGTTAAAGTTGTCGAATGTCATGTCTCCAGCTCCCATATCTGGACATCCAAATAGCCTCCAGAAACTCGTTCACCTCGCCTGATCCGCATATCATCAATTTGGCCGTCATCAACCCAGAAATTGGCATAAGTTAACGAGTCGAAAACCGCTTTAGGCAGGTTATCGAGGTCTCTCTGTCGTCTGTCCGGGGGATTTGCTGTAATTGAGATTTTGATGCGAGACTGGGTACTGATATTGAGGTTTTGCTGCTGAATGATGTTACTGATTTGCTGTCGGTAGGTGATGCCTTTCTCTGATATGTAGTGACTCCGCTTTGTGTGCCGCCAGTAGGTGTTATTCGATGGAGGCCACGGCAATTTTAGATTGTAGGTTTTCATAATGCTCCAATTAATCCCCTCCTGGTCAGTTCCTTGACGGTAAGAACAATAGACCTGTCCATCTCGTGTCTACGCTCGTCTCTGCTCATGTCGGTTCCATTGTCGATAGCATGATGGCATTCAGGACACAGAGCTGCCGTGAGACTATCATCAACCTTCAATCCCATTCCCTTTCCTTCGTTCCGGTGGGCTACCTGAATGCCGAATCTCCCACATCTAACACAGCATTCAATTTGACCAACTGCTGCCAGCCATTTTTTACTGCGGTAGGTTTTCTGTTTCACTCTATCCTCCTAACACTATCCCCATAATCAGCATGGCTGCTATCCAAAACCCGAAGAATATTAGGTATTTCATTTGATTTGCTCCATATGCAGCCCATGCCCAAATACCGCGCCTGTGTCGATATAAAGCTGGTTCCAGTGTTTTGCTGGGATTGCAGCGGGAGTGTGGCCAAATATAAACAGGTCAGCCCCTGTAATTTCTCCACTGATATCAACACCAGCATTGTAAATCCGGCCTCGGTTCCAGATGACATCAAACCAGTCAACCTCTTTGCCGAACTCATATTCGTCATCGGGGTAGTCGGCATGGGCGATCACTATTTTCTTGTGTCCTGCGTTGACCTCGATAATTAACGGCAGCTGTTCAGCTTTCGCTAAGAGCGCTTTTGCCAGTATTTCCTGCTCATAATCCAAGTAGAGAAACCAGTGACCGCCATTTTGGAACCAGAGGTCACTATCGCCATTGTGAAATAGCGCATCTATCGCCATTTGCTCATGATTACCCCGAACCGCCCTGAACCACGGTTGAGTTATCAGGTCGAGGCATTCGACATTTCGATCCCCCCTGTCAATCAGGTCGCCCACTGATATCAACAAATCATTTTCATAATTAAAATCAATCTGTTGCATTTTATCCGTCAGTAACTGATAGCACCCGTGGAGGTCGCCGACTACAAAAATACTCTGATATCGATCCCCATTGATTTTCAGGTAATTTCCATTTCTGATTTCGTTCACCGTTCTTGCTCCTCTTTGAGTTTCATATACTCGCTGTCATGCGGAATTGTCACAAAACAACCTAATCCAGCAGCCCATTGTTCAACCTGCTCCATGAATCGAAACATCTCGCCTGTGTCCAATTTGGAGGTCTGGCGCAGTGTCCTGACACGCTCTGGTTCCTGAGTTCTGGCATCAATCCGCTCCACTGCCTCATAGCCCAAAAATGTGTGTTTCATCATTTCCTTGACTTCATCCGGTGAGAATTTAGCGCCATTAGATTTCAGAAAACGACTAATCTCGCCAAACCACATATGTGCGGTCGCGTTCTGAGATAATGAGCGGGTGTTTTTCCACGGTTTGATAATAATGCGGTGAGGTTGGTTTGTTGCGAGAACTTCTTTGAGTTGTTGCCATGCGGTGTGTTTGGTTGATTCATGGAATAGAAAATTACACTCCATTCCTAACCTCCGTTATTTGCCCTCTGGTTCCATGCCTGAATTGCTGCGTGTGCGTCAGTTCCATAAACTGAATTGCCGCATCTGTAACACTCTACAAAATTACAGGGGCGGATCCCATTTATCGCCAAAAAATCGTCGCTGTCACATTCAGGACACAACTCAAGCCGTGTCATACCCCCTCCACCAGCTCATCTGGTATCTCTATCTCATCACCCAACTTAGCAGCCACTACCGCGCGACAGATGGCGATTTGTGGGGTGCTGCCATCTTCAATTACACTTTCAAACTTTTCATAATTAAATATGTATGCCGACCAGACTTCGTTTACTGAATTAAAATACAATTCAATATGGTATTTCTCAATCAACTCGCCACACTGAGACCAGTTAGTTGATGGAGAGTAAGATTTTGCTTCACCGTTGAACTCAATACGCATTTTCCCACAAAAATCAATAGTAACTATGGACGTTAAAAATGACTCCATTGTGACGTTGTTATTACCAATCCATCCATATTCAGCATCACTAGGGCGGCCAAAAATATAAATATCCATATCTGTCGCTTTAGCTACGGAAAAATCCAACGCCCGACCAGTCAGCTCACTCGTTTTTAGTTTCATTTCACCCCCTCCAAATGATCAATGAATATTGCGTACTTACCTTCAATCTCCCAAAACTGGCCTTTTTTGTCGGTCATCTGATACCACAAGCCGGGATTAAATTTTCCAGTAACACGTCGCGCTCTGACAAAATAGCCATCCCGATGCGGGTTAATTTCTCCCGCCCACGGATTGCGCATGTGGTCACCAAACTGCGGCTTACGTCCATTGTTGATTTTGACGGCATCTGCTGCCCTTTCTTTTTCACGTTCATGTAGTAGATCTAGACTCATCTCAAAAGTCCTTATGGTGGGGTTAAACGTTAGCGCCTTTCGCGAAGCGCTTTTGTGGTTTATCGTTGCTATGACAGATCCGCGCGGCCTCGTCCTGATCAGTCGGCATGAAATGACCATGTTTGAAACGCTGATAGACCGTTCCAAGCTGCCCGAACCTGTTTTTTGTAACAATAATTTCAGCATAGGGCGCTGCGGGGGAATTCTCATTGTACACCGCATCGCGATACAACATGATGATGCTGTCCGCATCTTGCTCAATACTGCCGGAATCTCGTAAGTCTGCGTTGACCGGACGCCTATCTGCGCGCTTTTCAACATCGCGGGATAGCTGGCTCAGGGCTATAACAGGCGTTTTTAGGTCTTTCGCCAGTCGTTTTAAGCTGGAAGAAATATGCGCCACGGCCAGATCATTACGCTCTGCCTTTGGTTTATCAATCAGCCCCAGATAATCAACCATGATGAGAGATAATGCCGGATGTGCTTTCTTGTGGCGCCGTGAAATTGAAGCAATTTGCTCCACCGTCAATTTACTGGCATCAATGATCCATACATCCAGATTTTGTAATCGCCTCAGTCCAACAGTAACCCAATCCCAGCCCTCATCATCCAGTCGGGCAGGATTTCGTAAAGCTGATACTGGCAGGTTAGCGGCTCCAGCCAACTGGCGTTCGATAATCTGCTGGGAATCCATTTCCATTGAGAAGATCAGTACACCGCGTTTCTGTTTGGTTCCTGTGATTGTCTGGTTTGCGACTCCCTCCGCGACTTTCAGCGCAAACTCTGTTTTACCCATGCCGGGGCGAGCAGCAACAATCACCAAATCGACGGGGTTTATACCACCGGTGATCTCGTCCAGCTCTTCAATGCCGGTCTTCAACGTGTCTGATTGCTCGCCATTTTTGAGGCGTTTCTCCAAAACCTCAGTGTAATCATCCAGTAACTCAGAAACATGCAGCGGACGGATCTCATCGCGTGGCTTACGCACCTCTGCAACTTGGGAAATAAACCAGTCCATAGACTCCGCTGCATTCTCAACCGTGCCACTCAGAATGCGTTCCTTAGCCTCATCAATTAACTCAATCATGAGCCTGCGCTCATAGTTGGCTGAAACTGTGTTCGCATAGCCAGTAAGGTTAGCGGCGCTGGGGCAGTTCTTGGCAGTCATCATGACATTGGCGAAATGATTTTCACCCATCGCATCAGCCACCATCAGAGAATCAATTAACCCTCTGGTTTTGGCCTGTGAGCGAATGGTTTTGAATAATTCTCGGTAGAACGGGGTAGCAAACGCCTCTGGCTCCAGTGTTGCCAATACATCACTGGCATCAGGTGTGAGTCCACTAATCAACAATCCGCCAATCACACTGGATTCAAAATCGTAATTATTCATGATCTCTCCCTACAAATTTTCCTTCACGAACGCCAGTTAGCGTTGTTTCTCTCAGCAAATAATCAATATCCGCCGTCCAGCCCCTGTCGTTTTCTCCAAAATAAAACGGACGAGCCATTTTCACGAATGCCTTAACGTAAGCTCTCCAGCCATCCACGTTCTGAGTGACTAGCTTTGAAATGATTTTCTTTAAGGCTCTTTGGCGTCTGCTATTGGCTTCTACAGCGTGTGGTAATTTCTCGCCAACCTCCTCGTTGTAGGCACTGAGGTATTCGTCGTAGTTGATGCTGGGAGTGGATTTTCGCTTTTTAGGTTTAGCCACCTCATCCTCATTCCCCTCTTGAGGGGTAAGGGGTGTATTATTGTCTTTCTTGTCTTTTGTAATATTGTCTTTTGTGTTTGACTGATTCGGTAAAGAGTCGTTTACTGATTCGGTAAAACTTTTCTTTACCGATTTGGTAAAACTTTTACCGAATCCGTTAAACTTGGTCTCCCACTCCGAAATGTTCTTGTTCATGCCCACCTGACGACCGTTTTGTATCAGCACTTTCATCTTGATTAACTGATTTTTTGCGGTAGAGCATTTAGTGCTGTCTTTGGTGGTCATTCGTTCGAACTGATCATTACCAATCCAGTCTATTTTTTTATTAAACCCGTAGGTTTTTCTCCAGATAGCAATCAAAATGTGCAACTGCGTTGCATTGAAGCCAGACAACAAAACGGCATCAAGAATGTCATTTGCTATTCTGGTGAACCCATCTTCAAGATTCGCCACTGTCACCGTCGGCCTCTCTTGCCTGTTTTTAGCTCCAAAATCAGCGTATGCAACGTTACTCATGGCGTTTCCCTCCGGTCAGTTCCTCGCGATGCTCCAGCCGCAATTTGGCATCCTCCAGAGCATCACGCAGTTTTTCACATCCCTGTTCGGTGACTAAACGAGCCTCCCGTTCGCGCGTGAGATTTTTATGCACTGCGCTGTGATTAAATTTCGGTTTCATGTATAATTACCTCTGTTAAATGTGTTGTTGAGAGGGACTTGCATACTTCCTCTCAGTCGTTAAATCGACATCTCAAGTTGCATTTCAGAAGCCTCGGTTGCTCGAACAGCCGAGGTTTTTCTTTTTGGGTATCTGAGGTTATCCAATGCTGATAACAATTGGCTGGCTTCAATGCCTGTCAGAACAATGTTCGCCTCACATCCCGGCGCTGCAACGCTTCCTTCTGGTAACCCCAATTCCACAACCAACCTGCTAGCCAGTTTTACGATCCGGCTCTTTTCCCGACTCAATCCCGTTGGGTGAATTCCCATGTCTCTGGCTAACGGACTGTTTCCAGTTTCCGCGGCTGATTTGAACCAAAATGTTTCCAGCTCTTGGGGTTTACACGTAACGCGAGTATTGCGAGTTTTTGCGACTTCCATCTGCTACAGTTCCTATAGTTAAATTCAGTTAATGTTTGTTTATTAAATAAACAGGAATATCGTCTATCCTGAGATAGATGATGGTGAGTTGCTCCAAGAGCGCCTAGAGCGGATCGATAATGTTAAAGAGCGGTACTGGTTATGCTGAGAGCAGTTTTTTCCTGCTGATATCTAACAAATCGTTCGCCTGATATTTGCCATCAGAAATTTGTTGGATCTTCTCGGCATAGTTGGTCTTACCAAAAAACTCTGTCTTGGGGAGAAATCCGTTTTTAAGCCACTTATAAACGGCTCTTTCGCTAACTCCACATGCATGAGCTACTTCGGTAATGCCAATATTTTTAATTGGTTCTTCCAAAGATCGCATAGTCACTCCTTTATTTTCGTACTTTCAGTACACATTATGATTGAACTGAAAGTTTTTTCAAGTGGATTATCATCGTACTTATGGTACAGACAGAAAAAACGCGCGAACAATTTTCCCAGCGGCTGGCGCAAGCCTGTGAGCGGGCTGGTCTAAATGAACATGGTCGGGGAGCTGCGATAGTCAGAGCTTTAGGGGTGTCATCTAAGGCGGTGAGCAAATGGTTTAATTCGGAATCTTTACCTAGACAGGAAAAGATGAATGCTCTCGCTGATTACCTTAATGTCGATATCGTCTGGCTACAGCATGGTATAGATAATACCAGCGATAACGCTCGCCCAGAGAAAACACGGGAAGTTAAACCACTAGTTAGAAATCTAACTAAGGAACAAGAAGAACTATTAGAACTATTTGATAGGTTGCCGGCAGAAGAAGCTAAGCGTTTTTTGAAAGAAATGCAGACAAAAGCGGCACATTTTGATGCGATTTTTTCGGAAATGCTGGCAAAACGTGGCAGTAAAGCAAGTTAACAAAACATATATCAATAGTAAACAATCACTATTTGAAATGTTAACTATGTCATAAATTTTAATATAGGCTGCGAGGAGCGGCTTTCACCTTGTGTCACAAATTAGACAATTTTCGATCAAAAGGTTAACAGGATTGTGTAGGGTAAAATGGTTAAGCCTCAGTGTTCTGATGACACATTCTAGAGAGCGATAGATAAAATGGATAATTGACAGTGGCAAAATCTACAGATTACCTTCCTAGTCAGGCAGAAGTTGATAATGTGCTTTACTGTAAAAAGCAGGTTGATTTTACTGGTGTTAGATGGGGGGAGAAACCACCCCCAAATAAACCTTTTTTATGGTTACAAATGAGCCTGCTCCCAACAGACTCTGATGGTATACCTATTCAAGGGTTATCTGTTCTTATCCAGTGGAAACCAGATCATGAACCCAAACGGGAAGGAGATCCGGTTTATCCAAAGATAAATATCGTAGCTTTTTATAATAAAAAACGAGTTTTTGCTGTTGATACATATCCATTTGATGGACATACAAATCGTTACAGAATAGACCACCCAGACTTTAAAGAGTATGTATTAGGCGCTCATTATCATATTTACTACGAAGAAGCAGGGCATTATAGTGGAGTAGGATTTCCAATCAAAAGCAACATAAAGCCAGATGATTTGCTTGGATATTGGAATTTTTTCTGTGAGAAACTAAATATTACTTGTATAGGAAAACTGCCATTACCTTTAGAAAATGATTCTGGACAAATAGGATTACCGTTATGATGTGCTCAACTGTGATATCAAATCTAGGGTTCGAATGCCACCCAATTGGCTCTGAGCTACTGAGAATAATTAGCCCCTTCACATATTGTGATGATGGCGAGCATGTTGGTGCCTTTGTCAAAGAGATAAATGGTAAGTATTTAGTAAGTGACAGGTGTGATACTTTAATGAACATGGAAGCCAGAGGAATCTCACTTACAAAAAAAAGAATCGAAGAAATCAGAGCCTTCCTAAAGAACCAAGGCTCTGAATTGAATGAAAGAGGTGAGATTATTGGTTGGGCGACAGAAGATACTGTTGGCTCCGTAACTTCTGGCGTTATTAGAGCTGGAATCATAGCATCCACTTTATCACAAGATTGGCACCAACCAGTGCAAGCAGAAAAATTTGAAGGTCAAGTTATAAACTTTTTATATCATACTGAACTAAAAGATATTATTTCTTTACGAGGTTCAGTTATGGGTATGAGTGGGCATCAAATAGTTATACCAGTGACGATTAACACACCAACACCTAAGTATATCTTCACATCCAGCGTGAAAAAAAACGGTAGTTGGAACAGTGCCTATTCCTTGCTTGGCAAACTAATTGATCTTAAAAACTCCAATTCAGACTTGAATAATAGATATGTTGTTGTTGATAACGATTCGATAGGTGATCAAATTCAACAATTATCATTATTGTTTAATGAAACCAGTCATATCTTACCATTTACTAAAAGAGAGACGTGGGTGTCACGACTGGCAGCTTAAACATCTATATACAGCCCTCCCCGCGAGGGCTTTTTTGTGCCTGTTTATATCCTCCCTTTGGTCGATTAGTGACCCCAATCACAAATTAAAATAATCTCAAAAATTTATTTCCTTATCTAACAATTAGTTATGCCAAAAGTACTATATATTTAAAATAATTTGTACTTTTGGTACTTGTCTATTTCGTACTTTTGGTTCAATATATATTTATCAACGGCAGGAAGCCAAAACTAAAAGGAAATTCGCTCTTTAACATTACCGGAACAGATTCAGGCATTCTTGAATCAACCCCACTGAGTAGGTTTTGGGGTGTAGTGAATACGCAGACTGATGCGTTATTCCAGTGAGTTACAGCCAGTTCAGGATATTGAGCCGTTGTAACCCCATGCAGGAGATCAGCACCTGTCACTACACCACCAAAACTTATTTACGGAGGCGATATGACAACAGTAACCGTTATACGGAGTGACTACGCAACTCGTCGTTATGAGCGTAGAGCTGCTTTCTTGGCAAAGAAACAGGCAGCACAAAACCTTCAAAGCCGCTCAGTGGAAGAAATTATCGACTCAATTATCAAACCAGTAGACGAAATTGACGTACTGACGCAACTGATGATTGGGTTGAAGAAAGATATCAAGGACGACAACAACAGCGGATCTTGCTGCATGAGTGACGTAGCTCTTTACTCAACCAAGCAAAGAGCTGGCAATCGGATACTGGAGTCAGGCGGCGTTACTGCTAGGGGGTGATATGAAAATCGTGAAATCAAATCGGGTGGTTATTATGTACAGAACGGCAACTCAAGTTTCGCGGGTATCAAATGAATTAGCGGGCGGATTTATGTATTTCGCTAATGCACAGGATGCGATGGATACTGGGTTATTTTGTCAGAAACTGGTTTTTGATTATTGGTCTGGAGATGAACGCTGCGACTTTCTCGACAAGCTATTTGTCATCAAAAATTGGGATGAGTTAACTCCCGACGAAAAAAATATCGTCAATCAACAACAGTAACAGCGAGGTGAGTATGAATATTGAATTTATTAACGAAATTCGGGCATCAATGAAACGTGACCGTCAGTCTGATATTCGGTACGTAATTGAATGTAAAAGAAATTATCTAGATTTTCGTCAATGGGCTATGGATCATGAGCCACGTTCTGCTAGTCGTCGTGCATTGAATAGATTAGCTTGGCAACAGCGTAAATTCTACCGTAAGTGGATGGCTCTCAGTTGACTAACTCCAGCTCATTTACGAGTGGGCTGTGGTGAGTTAATAATAGGAGAATAACAATGAGTGAGAAAGTTGAAATTCGAGTAGAAGCACGCATCACGCGACAATATAACCAATGCTTTGAAATACCAGAATCAGAATACGCGAAAATTTGTGAAATAGAAGATTCTGATTTATCCATTTATGCACGCGAGCGGGCAATAGAAAAAATTTTGTTTGCAAATGGTTTTGAATACGATGAGTTTTATTCAGATGAAGATGAATCCGAAGATATTGAAGTAACATTAGAAGATAATGAATAAATACCAGCCTCGCCAATGCGAGGTTTTTTATTACCTGAATATAGGAGAAATTATGGATTGGATTAAATGTAGTGAGAGGTTGCCTGAAATACGAGACGACAGTGTAATAGTGTATTTCTCGAATGGAAGTATGGATATGGTTCATATTGAAGACTGTTTCAGAGATATTGGCGCTGGTGTCGATGAAAACGGTAATCAGCTCTGGACTAAATGGTATCTCAGCATAGGTATTACCCACTGGCAACCACTCCCAGAACCACCGACAGAAGAATGATGATGCTGAGTGATAAAAAACAGGAACTCGTTTCTGAATCATCTGGGCAGCTCAATGCACTAGGTATTAATCATACCATTGATATCTGTGGAACTATAACGGTACAAACAAAACAAGGAAAAGTTATTTACTATCCAACAAAAAACAAAATCCAATATAAAGGCACGGTCACCGCAGGTGGATTAAATAACGTTAAAAATTTGGTTGATTCATTAGGGTTATCTGGCGAAATAGCCCCACAAAAGAATAAACCGGATGAGATAACATTGAGGGATTATTTCGCAGCTCGGGCTATGGGCGCAGGTATCCGGCGTTACGATGGTTCGAAATTTGGTGGCGGTCAAAACGCACCGGATTATGAATATCTGGCCGTCGAGTCCTATCATATAGCGGATGCAATGATGAAAGCACGGCAAAATGATTCCCGATAGTTTCTATTATTACTCACTCACCATTCTCGCCGTCATATTCACTCTACTTATCACCAGATAATCAATCATGAACAAACGAAATCTAACCCGCGCTCAATCGTGGGGATGTCTCGCTGTACGTGAAAATCGCTCTGCCGCATGGACTCGCGGCATGAAATTACTCATGAAATATTACGGAGGTCATCATGCAAATATTCGCACCATCGGTCAGTAGCCGACATTATCGAAACGGAGTCAATATCATTGAATTTCCTGATGGAGTAAAGGGAATGGATTGCACAATGGAAGAACGCATGAACTCAGGGCAGTGGTCGATGAATGAGTTAACGGATTATCTCATTGATAGGGATTTGATGGGTAGCTTCATGGAAGAACTGAAAAAAGCGCAACGGAGGGTCGCGTGAGATACGAACGCAACCCCTATGGCGCTCAGGATGAGCAATGGGAACAAGAGGAAGAAGCCGCCGCGTACAAAGAGGCACTGGAAACCGATCTGGATAAACTGGCAAATGACCGTCTTGGTAATTTACCGGACAACACTCTATCCGATAGGGTTAATTCTCTATTAGAAAGAACGGGTGATAAACGTTCTGAACTGATGGATAAATACCACGAATGGCTGTTTGATGTATGTCGGACAGTGGAGGAGCAGAGGATATGAGCATGCAAGAGGTTGTTACTCGTGAACAGGATTACCATGTCGCGGAACCCACAGGGAATGCAGCAGCAGCTCCAATGCGGCTTATTGAGATGGCTGTATCATCAAATGCCGATATTGATAAGTTAGAGCGATTACTGGAGCTACAAACCAAATGGGAAGCGGGACAGGCAAGAAAGGAATTTTTGGATGCTATGGCAGCATTTCAAAGCGCACTGCCGACCATTAAAAAATTGAAACAAGCTGATTTTGGAGCAGGCAAGGCTAAATATAAATATGCATCATTGGATGATATCTCAGAGCAGATAAAGCCATTTTTGCAAAAATTTGGATTGTCTTATCGATTTGAACAAAAAATGGAAAGCGGAGTAATTACCGTTAAATGCATAGTTAGCCATAAATCAGGGCATTATGAATCATGTGAAATGATGTCTACCCCAGATCAATCAGGTGGAAAAAATAGCATTCAGCAATCAGCATCTGCCATCACGTATTTACGCCGCTACACATTAACAGGTGCATTAGGGATTGCGACAGCGGATGAAGATATAGATGGGAGAATAAGCTCATCAACACCTTCGAATGGAGTAAGCGCTAAAACAATGGAACGCATTAACGCCATGCTTATTGGGATGGATAAAACATGGGATGATGATTTACTGCCGTTGTGCTCGAAAATCTTTAATCGAGAAATAAATTCACCATACGATCTATCAGAACTGGAGGCTAATAAAGCCGAAGATTTTCTTTCCAAGAAGGTAAAAAACAATGGTCAGCTATGAGTCAGTCCTCACCAGAGCAGGGATTGATTTAAGAAATGTTGAACAAGGATCGTTTGACTGGCACAAGTTGAGGCTGGGAGTTATTACAGCCTCGGATGCTGGAAAGGTGTTATCGAAATCAAAAGACGGCAAAAAATGGACAGATACCAAGGCGACATATTTCTACACGTTACTGGGTGAGATCTGCACAGGGAATGTAGTTGAAGTAAATGCAAAGTCACTGGCATGGGGCAAGGAATACGAAGAATCAGCGCGGGCAACATTTGAATTTGTGTCTGGTGTCGATGTAATGGAAGCCCCTATTTTGTTCAAGGATGATTCGCTCAGGACAGCATGCTCACCCGATGGCCTGTGTAGCGATGGCCTCGGCCTTGAGTTGAAGTGCCCGTTTACTACCGCTGTTTTTATGAGATTTCGCTTAGGGGGATTTGAAGCCATTAAATCGGATTACATGGCTCAAATTCAGTACTCCATGTGGGTCACTGGAAAAGATTCATGGTATTTCGCCAACTATGACCCACGCATGACGCGAGAGGGAATTTATTATGTCACAGTAGATAGAGATGAGAAATTCATGCAGCAATTCGATGAATTGATACCGGAATTTATAGAAAAAATGGACGACGCCCTAAACGAAGTGGGATTTAAATTCGGTGATCAATGGAGGGGAAACGATGGCTAGCCGCGGCGTAAATAAAGTTATTTTAGTGGGTAATCTGGGACAGGATCCGGAAGTTCGCTATATGCCGAATGGCGGCGCAGTTGCCAATATTACTCTGGCAACATCGGAACAGTGGCGCGATAAACAATCGGGTGAGATGAGAGAGAAAACCGAATGGCACCGAGTGGTGATATTCGGCAAGCTGGCAGAAGTCGCCGGTGAATACCTTCGCAAAGGCTCTCAGGTTTATATCGAAGGTTCTTTACAGACTCGCAAATGGCAGGATCAACAGGGACAGGACAGATACACAACAGAGGTGACGGTAAATATTGGCGGAACCATGCAGATGCTAAGTAATAGACAGGGAAGTCAGCAAGGACAGCAGCCCCAGCAGCAGTATTCAGGAGTACCGCAACAATCTCACGGATGGGGAGCGCCACAGCAACCGAAGGGACAGCAATTGCAACCAGAACCTCCACCAATGGATTTTGACGACGACATTCCATTCTAGCGCCATTCGGCAATCCAAATAGAAACATCTAATTCACCCATTAACTAAAACAGGTCATAAATCATGATCAATGTCGTCTCATTCTCTGGCGGCAGGACATCGGCGTATCTCGTCTATCTGATGGAACAGCGCCGCAAACAAGGTGAGGATGTCCGCTATGTGTTTATGGATACGGGGGCGGAGCATCCCATGACCTACCGATTTGTCAGAGAAGTCGTGAAATTCTGGGATATCCCGCTGATAGTATTGCAGGCTGATATCAATCCTCAGTTGGGTGTATCGAATGGTTATACAGTTTGGGAACCGAAAGATATCCAAACACGGATGCCAGCATTGAAGCCATTTACAGATATGGTTAAAAAATATGGCACACCCTATATCGGTGGCGCATTCTGCACTGACCGCCTGAAATTGCGGCCATTCAGAGATTACTGCAATGACCATTTCGGGCGGGGTAATTATCAAACATGGATAGGCATTCGAGCCGATGAGCCACGGAGATTAACCCGCAAAGAGGGGGTGAGTTATCTGGCTGATATCTCGGATTTTGACAAACGAGACATTCTGGATTGGTGGAAAGATCAGCCGTTTGATTTGTCGATCCCAGAGTATCTTGGCAACTGTGTATTCTGCATCAAGAAGAGTAGCCAAAAATTAGGGCTGGCCTGTCAAGATGAGCCGGGATTAAAGCTGGTATTTGAACATACGTGCATAACCCCCTCTTATGTGAGAGATGGTCATAGAAAAACCGATCGTGAAATTATGTACCGAGGCCACATGTCATTGGATGGTATCGCCAAAATGTATTCGGATGTCGATTACCAAAACATCTATCAGGATATGATTGCAGCCCAGCGATTTGATACCGGTTCCTGCTCCGAATCCTGCGAAATATTTCAGCTAGACCTATTTTAACCCCACCCATTAACTAACGCTACCTCAGTGGCGGGAGGAGTGTTACAACCAAAATTCGGGAGGACACAACATGCAGTTCACCCCATGGAACTCAAACCCCAGAGCAATTCGGCGAGTCAATGACCCGCTCCCCATCCCCACCAAATGCCGCTATTGCTGCGGTCACGTCACAATAGCCCATCACATGGAGGTGTTTGGGGAGGTTCGTAGTCGTTGGCCGTGGCTCTATGTCTGCTGGTCATGCGATGCGCGCGTGGGGATGCACCCAGAAACCAATATTCCATTGGGATATCTGGCTGATGAACCGACACGGAGAGCGAGGCGGAGCGGTAAACAGGAATTTGAGGATATGCGAAAGAGAGGGAATTTTGAACGCACGGAGGCCTATCGATGGCTGGCATGGAGGCTGGGAATTAGTTTCAGGAAATGTCATTTCGGCTGGTTCAGTGCCGAGATGTGCCAACGGGCAACCAATATATGCAGGGAGTTTAAATGAAAAAACTGACAACAGCCAGTGAGTTATTGAAACGCGTTTATGATTCGCACTACGCACGATATAGAAAATATTGGAAAAACACCCGAAATAAACCCCATCGGCGTCGTTTTAAAATGACTCAATCTCGGCGAGACAGGGTATTGAGACAAATAGTAAAACGTGATCTGGCAGCAGGAACCCTGATTTTTAGAGGATAGCGAAAAATGAACAATGATGTTATGACTAATTCAGATGTATACCAATCAACTACAATGAAAACCACTAGCGACGTATATTTTTATTATGCAACCAGAAACGGAAATATAAATAAAATAAAAATCAATGGCTATCATTTTGATAATGAAATGTCAGTTGAGAAATTTGCTCCAATAACCATTCCTGAGAAACATATCCGAATTCTGCACTGTAGATGTGGCTCTAATGATTGGGGGGAGGATGGACGTTATATTAACGAATATTGCTGCAACGACTGCGGGCAATACATTACTGTTTATTAAAGGAGAATCAGAAATGAGAAATGAGAAATGAGAAATGAGAAATGACAAAATAGAATGCGCTAAACGCAAATGTAAACATATTCATTATGAAAATGATCGAATTAAAGTTCCAGACCCTGAATTTCCAACATGGTTAATTTCTGTTTGTCCAAAATGTGGCGCTAATGATTTTTATATAATAGAGAAACTTGAAGGAGATAATAATGAGCAAAGATATGATTGAGCGGTTACAAAACCGAATAAAAAAACAATTGACTAATTTTGAAAATATTAGATTTACTGAATTAGAAGGTAAAGAATTATTGGAATTATTAAAACGTCTCGCTGATTATGAGATTATTATTAATGCGTACCATCAGGATGATGCGGACTGGCATAAATTAGCTGATATAAATGGCTCAACAACATGTGCATTAGTTGATGGAATTATCAAACTGCAATCGAAATTATCTGAATATGAAAATATGGAGCCTGTGGCGTGGGCGCGTAATACAGGTATACAACGGATTCTGGATTTAACAGATCTACCGGAACGCGTATTCGAATGGAGAGAATACAATGAATCGCATCCTGATATTGCTGACGAAATATTCCCCCTCTACCGCCACCCCAACAAATAGAGAACCATCATGGATATTATCGACACAGCTAACGATTTAAATGGGCTGAATATATCCCATGCGCTCCAGAACCGACCACCACCACTAACCAGTATCAACGGGATGTGCCGATAGTGTGAGACTGAGCCAGCAACACACGGTGCATTCTGTAGCCGGGAGTGCGGGGAGGATTATGAGCGGGATAGGCGGAGAAATGACAAACAAGAATGATGATGTGATGACCGACCGTGAATTAGTCAATGCTGCAATTAAATTGGCAGGTAAATTTTATAATATTATGGGATATCAGCATCGGGATGGTTTTGAATATTGGAAATCTCCTCACCCGCAAGAACAATCAGTTTTTGAGATGGCTATTCAGGCATTTGAGGATATCAGAGGCTCTGATGTTTGGGATGCCATTGAGAGTTTAGAAGATGAAAACTGATTTCGGAGGAAGTAACACTCCAAAAGAACTACGCGACCTCTGGCAAACTCCACTTCCTTTATTTACAGCACTCAATTTAGAATTTAAATTCAAACTAGATGCCGCCGCTGATGCTCAAAATACCCTGTGCAGCCACTATCTCACGGAACGAGATAATGCACTGGAGTGTGATTGGGAAAGTTACGGCTCTATATTCTGTAATCCACCCTATTCCAAGATTACGCCGTGGGTAGAGAAAGCAGCCATTGAATGCAGGAAGCAATGCCAGTCTATTGTGATGCTCGTCCCCAATGATACCTCAGTAGGCTGGTTTAAATTGGCAATGCAAACGGTTGATGAGGTCAGATTAATAACGGGTGGTCGAATTCAATTTGTGCCAGTGGAACAGAGAAAGAAAAATTCCAATACAAAAGGCTCCATGCTTTTAATTTGGAGGCCGTTTATTACCCCACGCAAAACAATAACCACGGTAGATAAAGATTATCTATTCGATATCGGTAACGAACATTTGAGGAAAATAGCATGAAAGTAACTATCGAGATGAATAACAAAGAGGTTCAGGAGTATATTGGTGGCGATTATCTCTCTCCGGAATTTGAATACCAATCATTAATTCAGAATGACGCCAAGGTTATTTTAGAAAACTCTGGATTTCAGGGAATAGAAACGGGAGATATCACCGTAACCATCCATGACTAACGAATTCGAGAACGGAAGACGACAGGTGGCAAGGGAGCGCCTGAAAGAACTTAAGCAGCACAAAAAACGAACAGCCCAGCAAACAGCAACAATACTCACCAAACACCTACCCCGATTTGAAACCGCTATGTCGCCACATCAAAAGAGCAAATTCTTGCCTGTGATGTGGCTGCGATACTACGTAGATATGATTGATAAGGAGATGAAGCAATGAGACTCATCACTGATAATAATGAGATAGAAAGCATAACCTTATCCAGAAAAAAAGCAGCAGCGCTCATAGGGATTGATGTGGACACATTATCCCTATGGTGTCAGATAGGTAAAATAGCCTACACCAAGAAGAACCCCACCAAGCCAAACTCACCTTATTTATTTACACGCGCCGCATGTATTGCAGCAATCAACAATCCGATCCAAACTGTGATTGTGAGCTCGGTAGATGCGACAGAGAAAGGAGATAAACAATGTCAATCTTCCGTAGAGGAAATACGTGGTATGGGAACTACACGACGCCAAGCGGCAAAAGAATTAAGGAGTCTCTTGGGACAACGGACAAAAAGCAAGCTCAGGAGTTGCACGACCGAAGAAAGGCCGAATTATGGCGCATAGAAAGGTTGGGTGATTTCCCTGATGTGACCTTTGATGAGGCATGCTTGCGATGGATCGAGGAAAAAGCTGATAAGAAATCACTGGATGATGATAAAGGCCGTATGGCGTTCTGGTTGGAATATTTCGAAGGAGTAAGACTAAAGGATATCACCGAAGCCAGGATTTATACGGCAATCAGCAAAATGAGAAACCGCAAATCTAAGCAGCGATGGGAAAGTCGTGTTACAGCAGCCCAGAAAAAAGGAAAAGAAGTCCCTGCATATACAGAAGTTTCCGTCTCGGTAGCGACCAAAGCAAAACACTTATCATTGATGAAGTCTCTGCTAAGGGCGGCTGAACGAGATTGGAAATGGTTAGAGAAAGCACCCGTGATCAAGGTTCCAGCCGTCAGAGATAAACGTGTCAGATGGTTAGAGCCTCACGAAGCCCAAAGATTAATTGATGAATGCCCCGAACCTTTACAGTCAATCGTCAAGTTCGCACTGGCAACGGGATTAAGGCGTTCAAACATTATCAATCTTGAATGGTCTCAAATTGATATGCAGAGACAAGTAGCATGGATACACCCAGACCAAAGTAAATCGGCTAGGGCTATAGGGGTAGCCCTAAACGAAACCGCTTGCAGGGTGTTACGTGCCCAGATAGGAAATCATAATAAGTGGGTGTTCGTCCATACTAAACCATCAACTAATCCCGATGGAATAGTAATGCCTAATATCAGAAAGATGCGTGTTGATGATAACACGGCATGGAATTCCGCATTAAAGCGAGCTGGAATAGAAGATTTCCGATTTCATGATCTGAGGCATACGTGGGCTAGCTGGTTGGTTCAGTCAGACGTTCCACTGTCAATTTTGCAAGAGATGGGCGGATGGGAATCCATTGAAATGGTAAGGCGATATGCTCATTTAGCACCTAATCATTTGACTGAACACGCGCGTCAAATTGATGAGCTTTTTGGAAATCTCGTCCCAAATCCGTCCCAGTCGGGAAAAATTGTAGTTGCAAAGTAG